TCCACAATCTTGAATCCATTCTCTGCCTTCTCAAGGATTTTGGCCTTGAGATCCGGATCGGCCGCCTTCGCCACGCCGATCATCGTCTGGCTGCTGGTTGCAATCCGCTGGGCCAGGAAGCTCATTGCCCAGTTGATGAATCGCAGCTCTCCGATACCTGGACGGATCAGGGAGATGGGCCAGGAGTAGCCGGGCTTGCCGTGCCATGCCAAGAGCGTGAACGGCCATCCATTCGGCTCCGCCCAAAAAGGAATCGGCCACTGGGCGGCCATAAAGAAGTTCTGCGGGATGCCCGTCTCATCTACCGGCTCTTGCAACAGGGCAGGGGGGAGATTTAACGGGAAGTCCACGCCCTCGGCAACAACGATGTAGCAGTTGGGCCCGAGGGAATCGAACTTGCCCTGGAGTTCCTTGTCGGCGTTCTTGAGCCGATCCCCGAATCCGGTCTTGGAGTAAATCTCCCAGTAGCAGATCAGGTCGTTGGTCTTGCCGCTCTTCCGCTTGGTCTCATAGCCCCTGTCGCTCTGATCGGCCCGAGAAGCGTAAGACTCAATATGCCCCCGGAGATCCTCACGGTTCAGCCCAAACTTCGCCGCCACCTCGTCGATAGGCTGCGTCCGCTTGCGGGCTGCCCAGCGGATATCCTCAAACTCATCGGCGTCCGGGTCCCACACCAGATTGTCGACCGTGTCATAGAACGACCCGGCCATCTTGGTCTGCGAGCCCGGGGGCTGGAACAGCTCATGCCACCACACCCCGGCCCCCTTGATGAACGCCTCTTCGACCACCTTGCGGCTGTGCTGCTTGAGGTTCAGTTCGTTGGGCGTGTAGTTCAGATAGCTCTCCAGCAACTGGGCGATCACCTTGCGGCGTTCCCACATCATCTGCTGCTGCTGGAGGCCCTGCTGGTACATCATCATGCCCGGGTCGGGCATCATCACCGGCTGCCCATCGGGACCGATGACGGGCTGTCCATCGGGCCCCATCTGCGGCACCGGCGGCTGGGGCTGAATGCCCAACAACGCCGGGCCGACGATGGGGTACTCCTTCGGGCTCACCGTCCGCGTGGGGTTGCGGTGGTGAATGACCGCGGTAAAGAGACGGACAGCCTCCCAAACACGGTTCACAGACATCCGGAAGGCCGGAGGGTCCATGCCCTTGTTGTAGCCCCGCTCGCCCCGAGCCAAGACCTCTTTCCACATGACATCTGGGTCACTGCTGTAGAAGCCCATGGCCTCGTCAGCATCTAACTGGAAGGGGCGCTTGTGCTTCTCCGCCTGCTTGATGCACTCAAGCCAGCGGGTCACAATGGGGCGCAGCGGATTATCTTCGGCCATGAGGGGCTCCTAATGACTAATGCCCCTACTTGGCCTTCCGGCCTTCCAGAGCCGCCATCTTCTTCTCTAGGAGAGAGATACGCTCGGAAAGCAGGGCCTCGGTCGACTTGGGGCGGTAGTCCCAGAAGCCGTACTCCTTCCACGCCGGGAAGTCGGCCACGCCAGGATCGGCCACATGGTGGACGCTGAACCGATCCGAGCCACCGCCGTTGGGAGTCAGCACCCAGAGGGTCACCGTCCGGCTGGAGACATCCGTCACAAAGGCCATCTCGGGCTTGGCACCCTCATGGCGGTAGTAATAAACCTGATCGCCAAGAGCCGTTGCCGGCATCACGTATTCAGCAGTTTCAGTCGTCATTTCTGCATCGCTCCTTGGGGGGCTAGGTAAATCGCACCATCGTCATCGGACTTTCGTTCTCGCCTCCGCTTCTCGGCCAAGTACTTCACCCACCAGGGCTCAGGGCCCCATGCCTTGGGCGGCGGGTGATACTTGGGCTCAAAGGCGCAGAGGTACTCCAATGTCTGGCAGGCATGCACGTCGCCGCGGGTCTGCGGGGCGTCGGTGACGAACACCTGACCGTTGACCGTCGTTGTCTTCTTGCGATACCGCCGCATCTCGCGGACGAGGTTAGGGCAGGAACCTTCCAATATTTTGAGCTTGGTTGTGCCGTCGCCTTTGATGTGCAGCATCTGGCGAACGAGGGCCGTGCGGGCCGGGATGTCATCCGAGCCTGGAATGAACCCAAACCCCGTGAGTTGGGCCTTGATGTTCCGCTTCTTCAGCTCCTCGGTGTACAGCTCATGCGGCAACCGGCCAGATCCCAAGTCACGGAGCAAGCCGCCGTGCATGTCCATGATCATGGCGTGGACGTGCTGGTCTTTAACCTTCTCTGCGAACTGCTCGCCCCAGATCAGGGCGTTGGCGTTGCGGATGTACAGTTCGTCATAGATCAGCAGGAATCGCTCGTCCGGCGGCACGGCCGCAAACAGGCTCGCCATCACGGCATGGCCTGGGTCGATGGAGACATAACGGGTCCAGTCGGGCGGGATCTGGCCGGCGGGGAGATTGTCTCGCGGGTAGCTGTGGACCGACAGATTGAACGTCGGATACATCAGCGTGGACTCGGTGGTGAACTCCCCCTCGGCACGCATCCGCAGCTCGTCCTGCCCGAGGGCCGACCACCGTTCGATGTTCTTCCGCTTCTCCTCGTCATCGATGTGGGCGTTGTCCAGGAAGCGGAGAACGAACTTCTTAATGATCGGCTTGTCGGCGGCCTCCTCCTCGGCCTTCTCGGCACGCTCGCACAGGCCAAGGAGTGCATCGTTCTTGCTCCACGGCATAGCCGACCAGACGAAGCGGCCCTTGCGGTCAGAGAGGCGGGCCTGCATCTCACCCACCCACCGCTCGTTGTTGATGTCTTCGTCGATGTGGACGAGGTCGGCTTGGAAGCCCTGCGGCGGCTCGCCTTCACTAGAGAAACAGTAGATCGTCCAGCCGTTGGTCAGTTCGCACTTGTTGAGGTAGCCAGCATTCTTCTGCGTCCACGCCATGTCTTTGATGAGCCGCGGCGGGATCAGCGGAGGGCAGGGCTTCGACTCACGCTTGCGATGGGCGTCGGCCCCGGGGCGGTAGGCACGCCACTGCTGTGTCTCCTCGTCACGGATCATCCGGAACGCCCCGGCCTTAAACAGCATCGGGTACACCACCATGCCGATGTGCTGCCAGTTCTTGCCGATGATCACCAAGTTCCCGTTTTCCTTCGGGTACTTGTCGTATGGGTCAGAGCCGGTGGCGGCGCGGGCATCCTCCACAAAAGAACAGGCCGATTTTCCGGATCTGTTTCCGCCGATTACCAGCCGCTCCGAGGCCATGCACTTGTGAAACTCTTCCTGCAACGGCATCGGCTCGTACAGCCGCAACGCCTCAATGCGCCGCTGGGCCAGTTCGGCCTGGGCGTCCTTGAGCTGGGCGATCTGGTGAGCCGACAGCCCGTCAGATGCCTGAGCCTTCGGTATCAGCGGCGGCGGAATCTGGGGATGCTTTGGTCGTCGCATGACGCTTCTCGGTGAAGTGGCTACAGAAATCACTCGCTCTCACCACCGGCCACCCGTGGGACTTCGGCGTCAGGTGGCACTGTCCGTACTCCCCCTTCTCGTTCCTCAAGAACCACTGGCAGTCTTTGCAATTCATCTCGCTTCTCCTGGAGCTTCACACTCAATGCGGCCTCCAAGACCTGTCGACGGATCTCCGCCTCCAGCTCTTCGTCGGTCATCAGATCAAACGGCTTCTTCGCCCCGCCCATAGCAGTGTTGTTCTGGACCAGACGCATCACCGAGTCCAGCATCTTGGTGCGGAACGCTCCGCCCACGGGGCTGTCGTAGTACTGTTTCATGTAGGCGTTAGCGAACCCCCGCACGCCCCCGAAGTACTCCATGAGCGTTTCCAGCAGCTCGGAGGAGTGGGGGATGTTGGCGCCGCCGATGCGGGCCGCAGCGACGAAGAGATCGACGCCGCCCTTCTCAATCTGGTCTAGCTTCTTGTTCCGCTTGACCTTCCGGCTCTTCCGCTCTTTCTTGTTCCGGCACTTGCGACACCGGGCGTGGAAGCCGTCTTTGCTGCGGTGGAAGTAGGTGGCGGTGGCAGGGTATTCGACCCCACAGTCGATGCACTTCTTAGACTGTTCCAACAGCCCGCACGGTAAACGGCCCCTTGGCCGTTGTGATGCAGTTAGGGGAGTTCAGATCAACGAGTTTGACGTTGGGGTCGTAGCCGGCGTCCCAGGAGTGCTTGAGCTTCTCGGCCACGTTCTTGGCTTCGATGAACACCGGCTTGCCGACACAGAGCGGCTTCCAGTGACCCGCCCACGCAGACCAGTTACAGAAGACCGGATTGTATCCCAGCTTCTGCGTGCCAACCAACGAAAGGTCTCGCGTCTGTGTAACATCCTCGGTACTGGCTTTCTGAGACTGGTACTTGTCGGGGAACTCATAATAAAACCACGGCTTGTCATCGGTGGTCTTGGGCTCGGTCAGCTCAAAGCACCGCATGTCGTACATGATCAGGCCAGTGGGGAGAGCAGCACACTCCTGGATGCCGTCCAGCTTGGCGGCCGTGTGGCGGTCGTACATCTCCAACTGAAAGTCAGGATTGACGTTGTCGCTCCGCATGTTCTGCCAGCGGAACACGTACACGCACTCATGCGGCGGTGGGCCACAGTACGGAGTCCCGATGCACACCGGCCCCTTTGGGTAATGGTCGACGAGGAAGTCGAACGAGGACTGGAAGAACGGCTTGGCCAGCGGGTCCGTGCCGACATACAAGTCCGGCTTCATGTCGGAGTCGATCATCACCAAGACATCGACGCCAAACTCTCGGCCCATGAGAACGGCCCG